AGCGGTGGCACTGGCGCAACGACCTTAACAGGCTATCTTGTTGGGAATGGAACAAGCGCAGTAACGGCTGTAGCCACAATCCCAAATGCTGGGCTTACCAATTCATCTATTACGATTGGTTCAACATCTATTGCTTTGGGTGCTTCAACTTCTACGTTGTCAGGTTTGACAACAGTTACTGTTACGCAAGACCCAGTTTCTGCGCTGCAATTGTCCACCAAACAATACGTGGACGGGCAAGTATCGGCTGTTAGCAACACCACCTACCATACGGCCGCAAGTTACGGAACCACTGCAGACCTTGGAACGGTAACGTATAATAATGGCTCGTCTGGCGTTGGCGCTACAATTACAAACGCTGGCGCACAAGCAGCCCTAGCCATTGATGGTTACACATTCACTGCCACAGACGTTACAAATGCAACCCGTGTTTTGGTTAAAAATCAATCAAGTGGTTTGCAAAACGGTGTTTACGTCGTCACTAACCAAGGTTCCGGTTCCACAAACTGGGTTTTGACACGCTCATCAGACTTTAACACAGTTGGAACTGGCCCTAATTTTATTGAGACGGGCGCGGGTGTCTTTGTTTCGTTTGGAACCGCAAACGGCTCATCATCGTGGGTGATGAACACAACTGGCACAATTACAGTTGGCTCGACTGCCCTTGTTTGGGTGCAAACATCGTCAGCAGGTAATTTTACTGTATCCGCTCCAATTACCAAAACAGGCAATACGATCGGCCTTGGAACGGTTGGCGTATCATTTGGTGGCACGGGCCTGACTGCGTTAACCGCTTATGGCTTGCTGTATGCCGCAAGTACATCATCTGTTGGCCAAATTTCGCCATCTACAACGGGCTATGCATTACTCTCCACGGGCGCTTCATCTGCCCCTGCCTTTGGCCAAGTATCTTTAACAGCAGGTGTGACGGGTACTCTTCCAACCGCCAATGGCGGAACAAATCTTACGACGTTTACGGCTGCCAATAACGCTATTTATTCAACCTCTGCTTCTGTATTGACGGCTGGTACTCTTCCGGTTCTTGCGGGCGGCACTGGCGTTACAACATCTACGGGTAGCGGATCAGTTGTTCTATCGACTTCGCCAACGCTCGTAACCCCTGCGCTTGGTACACCTTCTGCTGCAGTCCTAACCAATGCCACTGGCTTGCCATTAACGACAGGAGTCACTGGCACACTGGGTGTTACAAATGGCGGTACGGGAACGAATACGGCGTTTACGACTGGCTCGGTTGTGTTTGCTGGTACGTCAGGCATCTATAGCCAAAACAATGCCAAGTTTTTCTGGGATAACACCAATAACCGTTTGGGGATTAACACTGCCACGCCACAGACGCAGTTAACGATTGTTTCCAATACACAAACAACAACACCTAGCGCCGCGCTGCCTGCAGGTACTGACATCTATATCGTTGGCGCAAATGCTGCCAATACCCGTATTACGCAAGATGCTTACGGTACTGGTTCTTACGGTGTGTTTACGGCTCGCTCGGCCCGTGGCACGGCATCGTCTCCTACGGCATCGCAGTCCGGCGACTTCTTGTCGCAATTTACCGCCCGTGGCTATGGCGCAACTGGTTTTGGAACGGCGTCTACGGGTTACATTGCATTCTCTGCGGCGGAAAACTTTACCGACACGGCACAGGGAACATATGCAAGTATTTATACGACCCCAACAGGAAGCAACTCAATTGCAGAAGCGTTCCGTTTTGGTCCTGCTGGGCAGTTGGGCATCGGCGGCGCTACATATGGCACGTCTGGTTACGTCCTAACTTCTGGCGGTGCATCCGCTGCCCCTACGTGGTCCCAAGTCTCTGCTACGTCGCTTTCTGGTACGGTTCCTGTTGCTAATGGTGGCACGGGCCTTACGACTTATGCGGTCGGAGATCTTCTTTATGCTTCCGGCACAACGACCCTTTCTCGCCTTGCGGATGTAGCAACGGGTAACGTGTTATTGTCCGGCGGCGTGGGCGTGGCTCCTTCTTGGGGTCAAGTCTCCCTTACAACGGCGGTGACGGGTACTCTTCCTGCGGCTAACGGTGGCACAGGGCAGGCATCTTATACCATCGGTGATTTGCTTTATGCGTCATCAACTACGGCACTTTCCCGCTTGTCTGATGTTGCTACGGGTGCGGTTCTTGTATCAGGCGGCACGTCTACGGCCCCTGCATGGTCTTCATCGCCAACAATTAGCGGGACTACAACGTCTGGTTATTTTGTCGCCAATGGCGCGATTACGTCGTCTTTGACCGCTGGCGCGTATTCTTACGGCACATTGGGATATTCTGACACCAACATATTCCAATCGTTTACATCGTCAGTAAATACTTACAACCAGAAGGTTATGCAAAACACCAATTCTGGTGCGGCGGCCTCTACAAACATCATTGTTTCTAATAACCTTGGTACGGCATCAACGTATTTTGGTGAGTTTGGCATGAACTCATCGGGGTTCACGGGGACTGGTGCGTTTAATGCCGCAAGTGCTGTTTATCTTGATGCTACTTCTGCGGACTTGGCAATCGGCACAACAACGGCCAACGCCCTTCACTTTGTTGTAAATTCAAGCGCTACCGACTCTATGACAATCAGTGGGTCTACAGGCTTGGTGTCGTTCCCCGGCACTGGAGCGGTAACTCTTCCAGTTGGTACAACTGCCCAACAACCTACTAGTGCAACGGGTATGATCCGCTTTAATACGGACAAAACTGCCTTTGAAGGTTACAATGGCGCTGCGTGGGCATCTATTGGCGGGGGCGCTACGGGCGGTGGTACGGATCAGATATTCTGGAATAATGGGCAGACAGTGAATACATCTTACTCTGTTCCTGCTACTACCAATGCGGGTACATTTGGGCCAGTTACTATTGGGGCTTCGGCCACCGTGACTATTCCAACTTCATCAACTTGGACGGTTGTATAATGGGTAGTTTAACGCTTCAGGGCGCAACATCAGGTCAAGTTACGATTGCCCCACCAGCAGTGGCGGGTACGCAAACGCAAAACTTGCAAGCCGCATCTGGTACGATTCCGTTGATTAACTCATCTGGGGCTTTGGTAAATACTGGTCCTTTCTTCGTTAACAGTCTTACGGTATCTACATCGTATTCAATTCCGTCTGGGAGTAGCGCACACTCAGTGGGGCCAATTTCTGTGTCTTCTGGTGTGACGGTAACGGTTCCCGGCGGTAGCAAGTGGGTGGTGCTATGACAACGACATTAAATGCAACATCTTCGTCGGGATTGGTTGCTACGGCTGACAACAGCACGACGTTGGCATTGCAGACCAATGGTACGACGGGTCTATATATGGATTCGGCTCAGAATGTAGGTATTGGCACTTCATCTCCATCGTATAAATTAGATATTAACGGAACATCACAAATTCGCCATCAATACACGGGGTCATCTGGTGGGGTATTATTAGGTCAATATAATTCAACTGGTGATGCTCAAATACAAAATCAATCTACCAGCGGAATAATTGCATTTGCTACCAACAATTCTGAACGTATGCGTTTTACATCAAGTGGGGCAATTTGGAAAAATTATACATCTGAAATTTTTAGCGCAAGCGCATACCAAATAGGTATAAGTTTTGCTGGCGCGTCTCAACAAGGTCTTGTATTTAAAAATACAGATAATAACGCCGCTGGTGCAGCCGTCCGGTTTGTTGATTATCTTGGAAACTTTTCTGGAGGTGGAATTTATTATACAAGTAGCAATTCTATTTCCTACACTACAACTTCAGATTATCGGTTAAAAAATAACATTAAACCAATGTCCTATGGGTTGAATACAATATCCGCATTAAAACCCGTAACGTATAAGTGGAATGTTGATGATGCTTATGGTGAAGGTTTTATTGCACATGAATTAAAAGAAATAATTCCATCTGCTGTTATTGGTGAAAAAGACGGAATTGATGCTAATGATAATCCCTCTTATCAAAGCGTAGACTACAGCAAAATCGTCGTGCATCTTGTTGCTGCCAT